GGGCAGTGCGGAATAAGCCACCGTGAATTGCCCCGTAAAGGTCGTAAGATTACCCTTATAAGCCTGTTGTCCGTTTGCATCCACGCTGTCTGCAATAACCGCGTTGACACTCACACCGACAACGCCGTTCTGTTCCGTTATGGAGTACGGCAACGCATACGCCCACACATTGTAGGTATCGGTGAATTGTTCGGGGATATTGACGAATGAAACGGGTATCTTGACATTGCCAAGAGTTCCAACCCACTTCATAATCGCAGGGCTTGTAACGAGTTTGTTCGGTTTAGTGAACGAGATGTTAAGCCCCACGGGACGGCTGAACGGTGCAACGACATAAATCGTCGTTACATTGTTCGAGCCTTGATAAACCGTTTCATTTTGAAACGCCTTTAAGTTGCCTTGTAAATCGCAATAGAAAATCATATTATTTACTCCTTAAAATTGAAGTATAGTGTCGGTGCAGTGTGGTTAGGTTTCAGTTCGTAGTTGTCTCCGATATACAGTTCTCCCGTATTATCGTCAACAGCGCACCACCCAACATAGGTTTCGTTTGTTGTGTTCGTTATTTGTAGCCCCGTCTTAAAGCCCGCGTTTTCCACAGAACTATCCTGAAATACACACGCAAGCCCATTCGGAGCAGTTAGTCTCAACGCGCCCGTAAGGTCGGGTTTTGACAGCATATTAAGTCGCTTTTTAACCAAGTATATCGACGGGTTTAACGCTACTCTTTGCTCGCCTGTAAGCCCTGACCTGTCAATAAGTAAATCGTTGTTACGGAAGAACGCAGTTCCCAGCACTACCGACTTAATCTCCGATATGAAGTTAAGTTGATAAGTGAAGTTAATCTGTTCCTTGTTATCCTTGTCGATAAGGAACGGATACACGACACTGTTATCTTCCAGCGACGAAGTATCGAATAACGGATATACATCTGTAAGGTACTCGCTGTTGATTGCGGGATAACTGTTCATCTTGTCGGCGGAGTTCGTGAACGCTGTCGGCACAAACTGCACCCGCATCGTGTCAAACTCGCCATAGACATTGCCATAAGGCACTAATCGTTGTATCCTTGCCGCATCGCCTGATACCGAGTTAGGTATTGACTGATAGCCCACGCCGTAGTTGTCATCGAATGCAAACTCGAACACAAGGCTATTGCCGCTTGCTCTCTTGTCGAGCGTTCTCGCAAACCAAGTCCCGTTCACTTGCACCAAGGCGGCGGTCGGTACTTCTCCTGCATCGTAGTCCGCCCGTCTTCCGAGCGTTTGGAAAATCGAATAATACGCATTGCTCTTGATGAACGGCAGTTTTGAAGATGCCGATGTTGCTATATAATTAATATAACACTTTTCTGTATAATTTACAAGTCTTTCGACCGCTTGTTTTTCAGAAACATCATATAATCTGTATTCGCTGTTCAATCCGACATATTCCGACAGCCTATTGAATTGCGGCGTTAAGAGAATTGTTGCCTTAACCTTGTTTTGGTCGAGATTTGCGTTAATGAGCGACACATACATATATTCGTCTTCGACATACATAAGTTGACCGCATTTCGGCATATCTTCAAACTGTGCAAAATTGTAAGTTCGCACGACTTGTTTGTTGCCCAGCCTTGCAATATACCCCTTTAAGCGTTCGCCATAGCGGTCGCTCTCGACCATATTGCCACCTTGATTAGATATAAGCACATTCGACGAAAAGTCCGTTTCCCACCCCGTGTAGGGCTTGCTTTGCGTTATTCTCGCCGTAACCAACGGGATATAGGTTACCCTGAACGCCAACGCCGTATAGTCCGATATCGTCGTATCTAACACTTGTTTGACAATATTGTAGATTGCATAGTTTCTGAACGCCGACGACACGTCCGTTACCGCATTGTCCCTGAATGTTAGCCCCGTGATATCTTTCTGTCCCGAAGTGTACTTCAATGCATAAGCCTTTGAGTACGGATACACTGCGCCCGCATATTCTGATAAGGCTTCATATTCCGCGTTCTCATAGACATAAGCCGTAATATCGCCCGCTTTCCCGTTGCACAAGACTTCTAACTTAATAAGCCGATAAATAGGTCTCTCGGTCTGTATTCTCATCGTGTCGGCTGATATCTTATACCCGCCGCGTTCTGTCCTTACGGTCTTGTATGTTCCCGTGGACGGCTCTACTATCGCGCCCTTGTCAACATCGGTCGTATTAAGTATATTCTCAACCACGCTGTCGATTGCTTCGCAGTATTCGTCGCCCGTTAAAGACATTTGCTCGTAAGTCATCTCGGCAGTTGTCGGAACGGTATATTCGTCGTTCCCGCCAAGTTCGTCAAACACAAGTTCGTATCCCTTATACTCGATTGTGTCGATAAAGTTCAGTCTCGGTATTGCGTGGATAATCTCGCCAACGCCCGACAAGGCTTCAAAAAAGGTGTTTCTCGTCGTGCTATACTCGGTTTCGATTGCATTGTATTTTTCCGCCTGTGCCGCATTAAAGCGGATAAGTTGCTCGTCCATATCGTCAAGCGCACCCGCTCCACGATAGACACGCCTTGTTACGCCTGAACGAAGTATCTTTTCGACAATGCTTGTTATGGTAGGGTTAGTTTTCGATGTAATGCCCGCAAAGGTAGAAACTTGACAAGTTGCCGTATATTGACTGTCTATTGTCGTTCCGTGTTGGTCGAAATGCAACCACCCCGTATATTCGATTGTATAACTTATATCGTCAAGCACAATCGTGCCATTCGGCATATTCAATACACCGTTGGTGTCCGCCATTGCTGTTTGAGTATATACAACCGTTCCCGTGGAATTTTTCACCGTTACCGTTTGTTCCTTATATGGCGGATTTGATACATCGTTCGGATACCATTTTACATAGTCAGGTAGTGTAAATTTGTTTTGCGTTCCGTATATTGTTATCGTCGCTCCTGTTGTATATACATTCTGATAATACGGTTCAATCTCAACAGGCGCATAGGTATTCGTATAAGTTATTTGCATACGAATAGGTACCCCGCTTGCATACTCGTGTCCCAAATAATTAGAGAAACGCATTGTGTCGCACGGTATCCTTTCGAGCATTTTCGTGGTCTCGATAAGCGTGATGTTCCAATCGTACTTAATCGTCCCCGAAAAGGTGCTTTGCGTGCGTTTTGCGTCCTGTACAAGCATATATTTGACCGTTGAGTTAATCGTCAGTCTTATAAGCGTGTAGGGCTTGATTGTCTCCTTTCTCGTGCTTCCTGTAACTTGAACAGAGCCGCTGTCAAGCGTTTCATCTAACGCAAAGGTCAGGTCGAACGGTCGCACCCATCCGTCAAGGTTGTGCCAGCCGCGATGTTCGTATATATCAATTTGAAAGTTGTTCATAACCTACTCCTGTTGAAGTTCGCACCCGCTCTTGCGCGTTTCTCGGTCAGTCCGTACATCTCCCACCGACGCTCGTAATTGAATTGCTCAATCTGTCGTCCGAACGATAATGCGACCGCCGCTGTTGCCGTTAAGCCAGCACCGACGCCACCCACCGCGAACGCAAGTCCGAGCGTTAATGCGGTTGTTCCGACACCCTTGACCGCCTTGTATCTTTCGTTGATAAGGCTGTTCCCTTCGTTGCGCGACACAATCTGCATTGTTGCATCCAAAGTTGTACGAAGCAATGCAGTGCTTGACCATACTTTTGCGACGGTCTTGCTTAAAGATAAAGCAGTTCCTTCGCTTGCGCCGTTCTCGTCTTGCCCCGTCTTTTCTCGGAGTTCGCCATTTCCGCCGCCACCGCCGCTTTGTTTGATTGTTATGATATAATGTTTCTCGTTCGCCATAACTCTACCTTGATAAAGTAAATGTTGCCACAATGCCCATATTCGTGCCAGGCTGTGCGTTCGTGATTATTCTGCTTGCAATCATATTTTTCGTGATTGCCGTTTCTTCCGTGTAGGTTGTGCCGTCGTAGTATTTTACCGTGAACGACTGCTGTAATGTGCCGTTCCATAATTGTGCAATGAGTTTTTTACACAATGCCGTGTTTTGGTACGGTACTTGCACCGTCATCGACAGGCTTTGACTTTGCGGATAAGACTTCAAATACGCTTGATTTTGGATGTTGTCCGTTTGTTGCCCGACATTCAATTCTGCTCCGAAGTCCGTGCATACGACTTCCGTTCCGTCGATAAGGACGTGAACATCGGTGAATAACACGCCGCCCCGTATGAGTTGCCACGACAACACCATAGACAACGGCACGGCTCTTCCCGCTTTTCCGTAAACGCTCTCTTGCCCTGTCTGCGGAGTGTTAATGCCCAGCACATACTTGTATGCCGTGTTGCTTTTGTCGGTTAAAGTGCCGCTCGCGCCCGTCTGCTGTTGGTAGTAATTCTGCAAGATATCCGCTATCTCATTGACGTGTCCGTAAGTGTCGTCGTTGCTTAACGCGCCCCTTGTTACAGGTGCTAAAATAGACAAACTCGCAGTAATGTTGAAAATACCCAAGTTCGCCAACGGGATAGTCGTGTTCGGCAAAAATGTTACCACGCCGTAGATTACATCTTTCGGGAGTTCCGTTTGAGATGACTGTATAACATCAACAAACTCGCCCTCGTTCGGGTATATCTTGAATACGAAGTCCTTTCCGACCGCAAGCGCGTTTAATTGATTTTCGATTATATCAACAAATTGCTTAACTTCAATCATACTTCTGTTACTGTCCCCCCTAACATATTAGCCAACACATACACCGCATCGTGCGCGGCTCTATCCCACCAGCCCTCGTTAGGGTTTTGCTTGCCGTACAAAGGCGGTCGAAAGTTGTTCCAGTTCTCGTTAGTATATTTCATATACGGAGCGATTTTCTCGTCTACATAGATATTCGCGCTTGTTTTGAGCATTTCGTAAGTCATTGCATTGTAGCGCAAATTGCCTGTACGAATAGGCGCGCGGTCGCGAATGTAAAAGAATGTTTCCCATACGGCGTTTACTATGGTCTTATCCACAAAGGCTCACCCCCTAACTCGTTCAACGCAAGATAGTGTACTGCCAACAGTTTCGGGTTTGTCAGTCCGTTTATCTCGGTGTTCTCGTAAGCCGTCTGTAATTCGACTATCTGCCACCGCTTGCCCATAAGGTACAATTCGTCATACTTGTCGTATTCCTGCAAGTTCCTTGTACTTACAAGCATTGTCGTGCTGTCGGTCATAAGGTTTTGTATCGGCTGACTTACGCTCTTGTTGCGCTTGTCTTCTATCTTGACCTTGATATGCGTTCCGCAACTCGCTGTCCCGTCCGTCCTTATGTGTTCGCGCTTAAAATACACCGCCGACACATTATACTTATCATTCCTGTTAAGTGCGTTCAGTCCCATTCTACCACTCCCAATCTACCTTGCGACAAAGGACGTTAAATCTGCCCCTATATAACAGCCTTATGCCCGTTTCCGAGTGTTGTCTGTTCAGCAAGTTCACGCTGTCCCTTGTGATGAAGTTCGCTCTTTCCATTTCGTCCAAAGTAAACCAAAAGTCGCCTGCTCTCAACGCATAGCGCACTTCGTTGACGAACACCCTTTTCAGCCTGTCCCTGTACTCTGTGTCGCACGCGAGCATAAACGATACATAGTTCTCGTTAAGCGTCATTCCGTAGATTGTAGCGTAAATATGCGCGCTTATCTCGTCCAATACTCTATCACCGAGTTCAGACGGGTTCGCATCGTCAACGCTGTTAAGGATATTGCCGTTCACAAGGTCTATGCCTGTTTTCCTTAATATAAGGTCGGTTGTCGGCACATATCTGTGTTCTTCGTAGTTGTAGATTAAATCCGCATCGTTAAAAGGTTTCTGTATCATATTGTCTCCTTGCAAGTTTGCCGAGTTGCACGGCTATACTCTTACTCGCACATAAGGAGCGGTTTCCCGCCCCTATTGTCTTTAAGCAAAGATTGCGTAAAGCGTTGCGTTGGTCTTGACAACATATTGTGCGCCCGCCGCGTATTTCGGAGCGGTTGCGTCTTTGTTTTCGTCCCAACCTTTGAAGGTCTTGCCCGACGAGGTCAAGCCCGTGCCTGCCGCAAGAGCGATTGCGTCGCCGTATTTCTTGCCCGATACTGCCGTGGGAGCCGTTCCCGTTGCACCGTTTGCGCTGTAAGTAACAGTGTACAGACGAGAGCCAGGAGCGACGACCGTAAGTTGTGCATCAGACGTTGCAGGGTTCGTGAAGCCGTTTTCGACGATAGGTACGACCGAAAGTGCATCCCAGCATTCCGCACCGAAGCGATACAAAGGTTGCATTCTCTGACCTGCGCCGTTCGGGCTGTCGATTTGTTTAATCGATGCGTTGAACGCAAGACCACGACCAGTGCCGATACCCGATACAACAAGACCTTTAACGCCTTTGATTTTGTCGGGAGCGATGCCGAGATACGATGCCGCCATATTCCATACCGCTTCGCCAGCCATATAGACAGGCATATCGAGGATACGACCGCTGAAACCAGTTACGTTATCCGATTTGTCTTCGGGCGACAAACCGCCGTCTTTGACCATATACTGCGCCGCATTCGAGCCGCCAACAAGGAGTTGACCAGCCGCCATAAGTTCGCCCTTATAGTCAGCACGCAGGAAGATAGCCCTTTCTTCGATAGGATAGGTGTCGATACCTTCGTCAGGGTTACCGTTGTCAAGGTTTGCGCTCGCTTTGACGATGTATTTGAGATATGCGCCAGTGCCAGGAGTTGCGTCCATAACAATCCAGTTCTTCTCAACTTTGCCGCTTGCGATATCGTTGAAGTTCCTTGCAAGTTGTGCCGCAATGGTCATAGCGTTGACCGCACGCGATACCTGACCGCCCAGGATTTTAGCCCTTTGTGCGACAAGGTCGGTGGACATCATATCCTGCTGTACTTCGGGGATATCAATCATAAAGTCAACAACGTCGAGCAAGTCGATATTGTACGCTTCGGTCTGGTTGAAGAACGCAGGGTTGTCGTTGAAGAAACCGCCGTTCGTGTCCGCGCCGATAGCACGAGCCGCGCCGTTGCCAGGAAGAATACGCAGAACGGTTACCTGCGCGACAGAAGTGTCTTCGCAGTATTTTTCCGTTACCGCTTCGCCGTCTCTCGTAAAGAGGTCTTGAAAAATGTTATCCTTAACGACTGCCGAATACAGTCTTTTAAGAGTTGCGCCGTTTACAAACGGTTCATTGTAGTTACCAAGTTTTGCTGCCATAATAATAATCTCCTTTTAATTTTTTACCTGCCAAAATAGGCTTTTGTGTGTTTTCCCACCCACTCGCCATTGTCCGTGGTCGGGTTTGCTGTACCCATTGCGCCGAATTCTTTGTCTTCCAGCCTTTCAGCCATTCTCGCAACGGTTTCTTCGAGTTTTGCAATTCGTTCTTCGTATGCCTTAAAGACCGCTTCTCGTTCGTCCACGCTCTCCGTGTCTTCTTTGTCGTGCTTTTCTTCTTCCGCATACTCTTTGTCCGCCTCGGCTTCGTCTTCCGCCTTTTCGGCATCTTCCGTCGCTTCTTCGTGTGCTTCGTCCGCTTGCTCCACTTCTTCTTCGCCCTTTTCGACTTCGCCTTTCTCTTCGAGTTCTTCGCCCTGTTCCTTTTCCTCGTACGCTTTTTCTTCTTCGTCGTGGCGTTCGGTCAGGTGTTCCGTGAGTTTGGTTTTATCTTCTTCGGGCAAGCCGTCAATCATCGATAAGATTTCTTCGAGTGTCGGCTTTTTTCTACCAAAAATTGCCATAATGTTTTGCTCCTTTTTAATGTATTTAGAATATTCTATTCTCCAACAGTTCCCCGCCGTTCCGTCTTTTAGTCCGTTCTACAACGGCTGTGCCGTTCTCTCCGTCCAAACCGCAAACTTTGCTACTGTTATTGACTTATATGATTTTAACCCTGTCGGGATAGTACGCCCTTTCGTTCTTTTGGCTGAAAGCAATATATCGCTTATTCAGTGCTATCGCCTTTTTTCTCGCTCTCTGTGCCAACGCTTCGTCGGTCGTGCCGTGGTAAATCAGGTATTCTTCCCGATAGTGCCTTATCTGCGTTTCCATTTGCCTTTGTCGCACCGTTATCGCATACTCTTGCTTCTGTTCCCTTGCCGAAACATAAGGCACTTGCATTCCGTCTTTGTACTCGTATAGTCTGTGTCGGCAGTTAAAGCCCAATAAGCCGTTCTTATAGGTTTTTCCCGCCTTTGTGGTATAATATATATCCGTTGCCGTTTCGAGCGGAATATACCGCTTTCCGTCCGCCGTAATGCCCGTTGTATGGTCTAAACTATAAACCCTACCTTGCCACGGATAACACCTGTCTGAACAGTCGGCGTGCGTGCTACATATAACTAACTTCGCGCCTTGTTTCTTAAAGTCCGCAATCTCGTTCTGATGATACTCGTACCGCACTTCCATCTCCGCACGGTTTCTCAACGAGTTTCTTCCCGTAACATCGTCCGCATCCAATGCTTGTATATCCGCTATCTTCCGCAAGGTGTCGTTGACTTGCTTCATATAAGTTTTCGGATACTGCCCCGTCGGGACACCTTTTGCAACGGTTTTCAAGGTCTCTGCATCCAGCGTTGAAAAGTTACTGTACACTTTTCTCGCCATTGTCCACAACGACCGTGGCGCGCAATCTATCAACGCAGGAGTATGTAGTTTCTTGACCGCCGCCGCAATGATTAAAGCAACAAGCCGTTCGGTCTCTCTGCGGCTCTTCCCCGCAAGATATGCGTCCTTTATGGTCTTCTTAATCTCACCCTGTGCGTCTTCAAGCGTTATCGCCTGCGGGTTCAACTGTCTCGTTATCATCGTAATAGTCCTTATCGTTAAAATCAGCGTGTCCCATTGCATCCGCTTTCGCTTCTTCGACAAGTTTGTCAATCTGCGCTTCGTCTTCGTCAGGGTTCAATGCCGATATTGCTCCTTTAAGGCTGATAAGACCTGCGTTGTATTGCTGCGTCATCATTTCCGTGGTCATATACGGGTTAGACAATCCAGCCTGCGACCACCTTATCCCCACCGTGTCCACCAGTTCAGGATGCAATGCACGATAGTATTCGCATATATGCTTTAAGGTTGCGTTTATCGCCGTTTCCAACACCGACCTTGTGTCCGCAACAAACCCCGCCGTTTCGTTTTCTTCCGTGGATACTTCCCTTGCGGTTCTCGCACTGCTGTCCTGCAAGAACGGTGCCAATGTTGACGGGGATATTCCCACATTCACCGCTATTGCTTCAAGCAGATTGTTTCTCATCTTCGCCAATGCTTCCGAGCGTATCTCGAATTGTATCGGCAACGGTTTATCGTCTTCGGGATTTACACTCGGCGTTCTCACAAACGCCTGGTCGTTCAATGCGCTATCCCAACCGCCAGCAAGCCCCGCTCTGTTGTTTCCGCTGTCCAATCCTTGCGATAACATAACCCTTGCGCGCCCCAGATACATTTCAGTTCCGTACACGCTTGTAAGATAATCATACTCCTGCAAGAACGGTATCGCTTTCAAGATTAAACTTTCACCAAACGGCATCCCAGGCATTCCCGTTATCCCGTCCGTCCAGTTCATAAGTTCGCAACCGAGCCAGTCCTTAAAAGGCATTAAAATAGGCTCATCCAGTCTTACCGTGCCGTAATTGTCCTTGAATGCTTTTCTTATCTTGTCGGGCAAATTTACCCACTTAATGCGCTCACAAGAGTTTCCGACGAATTCCCCGTTCGTAATACTCCCGTAAGCCCTTGATACTTCGTACTCCACCAACGCGGCGTTCTTTATGACTTCGCCCGTTACCGTGGTATATTCACCGAAATACCTATGCTCTATAAGGCAATACGCACCCGTTCTCTCGCCGTCCTTGCTCTTGCTTTCGTCTATGACAAAGTTCAGGTAACATTTTACATCGCGCACAAGCCCCGTTGCGGCATCTACTGTCGGCATAAATCTGTCAAACCTTAAACTCTCTACCCACAAATCGCCATCAGCGTTTTTGTTCGTCTTTAACAAAGCAGTGCCGCCCGCCGCCGCGTACTTAATTCCGCGTTTTAATGCACTCTCAAACCTTACTCTTTTTGCCCAGTCGGCTATAAAGTTACGGGTTACATTGCTTCCTTTATCGTCTTTGAGTTCGCCCACATTTTTGTACATAATGCGCGAGCCTGCAACCTTTCGTGCTACTCTATCAACAATCGCTCCCGCCAGTCTCGTGGACAAAATACCCTTGTCCTGATTGTGGAAATAAGGCACCCAGCCATCGTTCCACCACAAAGGGTTCTGCACATAACGCTTCATAAATTCTCGATAATACGACGGTATCATCG